ACTGATACAAAAACGATTAAAGAATGATGTTACGTGATGTTAACTGATTCAAAGAGGGTGGAATGAGGATATTAATTTGCGGTATGCAAGGGACGGGGAAAACTTGGGTTATGCTTCAGCTCATTGAATTGATGAAAGCAAGTAAGAAGCGCAAGTATAAGACCGTCTATTATCATCAGGGTGAAAACATAGCTATCGTTGGCAAGTATGACGGGCAGACGTTTCAAGGGAGCGATAGATTAAGCATGGGAGTTATGGCCGATATTGGAGGAATGTTGGCACAGCACCGTGAGGGTAATGTAATTTTAGAGGGAGACAGGTTCACTAACGGGAAATTTATTAGCCGTTATAAGCCAACGATTATTTACATCACAAGCGATGGATCTGAAGGAAGAAAGTTGCGCGGAAGCGATCAATCAGAGCGGACAATCAAGTCAATGGCTACAAGGCTAACGAACTTAGACCTTAAAGAAAGAGCGATAGCTGTTGAGGATTCAGCTACCGCTCTTGAAAAAATATTGGAACTATTAAAATAATTGGAACAAGAAATTATCCTTCTTTGGACTACTTGCGCTCTCCTTTTGCTTTTGTTTTACAGGTAGCTATTTCCCTCTCATCCATAATACTATCAAGAGAGGCTAAACTGTTACGTATAGAGTGAGCAATTAAATGTACTGTGTCGCTATTCTCGTCATTAGTGTTAATTACGGTTATGTGATTAATTGCGTTGTGTGCGGTCAGCAACCACTCTTTTATTTGCTTAGTTGAATTAGACATTTTAGGCATTCTCCGTTGTTTTTCTTGTTAAGGCCTCTATGGCGTTTTCGATGGTGGTCCTTCTTGCGTCAGCAATCGCTCTCCAATAATCTCTCCCCTTCCGTTCGGCTTCTAAATCCGTTTTAAGAGAGCGGATATTATCCTTTAGCTCATCCGTTTTTTTAATATGGTCGAAATTCTTTAGCTGTTCTTCGGACATTGCTTGGAGAAGGATTTCGTATTTCTCATTGAGCTTGTCGAAATTTTCTTGTAGTGTTAGCGTTTCCATTTTGTGTTTCTCCTTTGGGGAGAGGCGTTTGCCCCTCCCCGTTATGTGGTGTAATTTAGCTATTATGATTTTTCCAAGTTTGTAATTTATTCTTGTGTGCTTTTTTCAAGTTTTTAAGTATGCGCTGATATCTGTCAATCTGTTCGTCAAGTTCTCTTATTTCTTTGGCTTCTTTTACGGAATCGTAAGGTTCTTCGCCAATGTCGAAATTATAAATTGCTTGACCGTCGTCTGTGGTGCCAACTTGGTTGCTTGGGTTTGCGTTTGATTTGTACATTTTGTTTCTCCTAATTAAGTGTGGTGTGTTTTAAAACTTATAACTAATATAAAACAAATCATTTCAGAACACAAGTGTTTTTTTAAAAAAAAGGAAAAAAAGTGAAAAAAAGTGAAAAATACTTCAAAAAAGGCAAAAAAAACAAGTTTAATGCTAAGAAAACACAGTTAGACGGGTTTGTTTTTGACTCACAAATGGAATCAAGGCGTTACATTGAACTTAAAATCTTAGAAAAAGTCGGTAAAATAAAAAATCTTGAGATGCAGAAACGATACGTTTTAGAAGTTCAAGGTCAAAAAATAGGCTCCTACCTTGCTGACTTTGTTTATGAGAAAGTTCCCGAAGGCGAAGTCGTTATTGAAGATGTTAAAGGATTCAGAACGGCATTATATCGTTGGAAAAAGAAGCACGTAGAAGCTCAATACGGAATCCCTGTAACAGAAACCAAAGCGTAAGAGCCGTTATCGAAAACGGTAACGGGTTCTATTATGACTTGACAGGTATAAGAATATATTATATATGTAACATAACGATACATACAGAGAGGGAAAATGTCTGAAACAGCGAACGTAAATACACCAAACGACGCATATGAGCGGATGGCGCGTAGATGGGAGTTGCCTGAGGCACTTATGGGTGGCACATTCGGTATGCGTGACAAGCGCGAAGATTACCTACCGCAATGGTCAAAAGAGAGTGATTCACGGTATAAAGACCGATTGGATCAGGCGGTGCTACTTGAGAAATATCGCGACACCATAGAAAATCATTCAGCGCGACCCTTTACTGAGCCTGTTCAGTTATTGCCTGACAATAATGACACCTTCAACGAAATCGCCAAAGATGTAGATCTGTCAGGCAGGGATATTACAGTGTTTGCGCGAGAGCGTTTGCGCGATCTGTTGATCTACGGTAAAACGCATATTCTCTGCGAATACCCGAATACGATTGACTTGCGAGAAACTCTTGGGAGAGAACTCACCCTTGCTGATGAGAAGGTTCTCAATTTACGTCCATACATGGTAGGAGTAAACCCTGCGTCTTTAATTTCTTGGAACGGTGAGCGCGTAGGAGGCGTGGAGAAACTTGACAGGGTAAATATCCGCTACAGGATGGAAGAGTCTGACCCAAATAATGAGTATCACATTAATGAGCAAGATTATGTAGTTGTTTGGCGAAATGAAACGATAGAAACGTGGAAACTGAACGGGACTTCTGAGACAACAGATGATGAGTGGCTGTTAATTGATGAGTCGGCAAACACATTAGGCAAAATCCCCCTTGTCACAATTTACGCCAACAGGAGCGGACTACTTGAATGTGCGCCACCTTACGAGGGGTTAGCGTTCCTCAATGGAAAACATTTTCGTAATCAGTCAGACCAAGATACAATCGAAAGTATTGCGCGAGTTCCGATGCTGTTTTTTCGGGGGTTCACAAAAGAGGACATTAGCAGTATAGAGGTTGGCCCTTATAAAATCTTTGGGAACAAAGACATACAGTCCGATGTCACGGTCGTTGAGACGAACGGGAACGCAGTGAAGGTTGGCGGTGACTCCTTACGTGCATTAGAAGAACAAATGGATCAGCTTGCCCTTTCACCATTAAAAAGAAAATCAGGCAACCCAACTGCTACAGAACTTGCAATCGCGTCGGGCAGAGAAGTTTCAGATATTGAGGCCTACGTTATGATGCTTGAAAAAGGCTTACAGCAAGCGTTTGCCCTTTGCTCGGAATGGACGGGAAGCAATATTGAGCCACCTGAAATAGTGATTAATGAGGATTTGGGCTACTCACTTGTTTCGGGTAGAGAGATGGAAGAATTAAGGGAAGATTATAAACTTGGCGTAGTTGATAAAAGGACATACTTGAACGAGCGTAAAAGAAGAGGATTGTATCACGAAAGCATAGACACCGAAGAAGTGCTTGCTGAACTTGAAACCGAATCACCGTTTACAGAAAGTCCTACCCAAGAGATAGATGACGAATGACCCAAGTAACGCAACGCGAACTTCCTAAAGCCGTAGAAAGAAGCGTTAATGAAGAGCTACAGGCACAGTTCGTTCGCCATCAAGTATATTTACAGCAATTAGGAACAAGTGAAGCGGTAAAGGTAGGCGCATTATTGGCAGACCTTGAGGCAGACGTTGCTCGTCAACTTACAAGAAGGTTTGATGCGATAACGGCAAGGGGATTTGATCGTGGCGTAGAAACCACAAGGCGATTGCAAGAGATGTTCGTTGGCTTCCGAAAACTAAATGACGACACTATGAAGCAAATACGTGACGGGACAAATTCTACACTTGAAGAATTAGCAGTTGATGAACAGGATTTCGTCCAAGATGCTTTACGCAAAACACTCCCTGTAAATTACACCACAAAATTAGTTAGCCCTCAATATCTAAAGTCCATTGCTACAAGACCGCTAATTGAAGGGACACCATTAAAACAGTGGTATAGAAAACTTGGCGACGACACGCAGAGACGATTGGAAGGAGCGATTAGGCTTTCGGCTTCAGAGGGTGAAACGGTAGGGCAAGCCGTACAAAGAATTAGAGGGACAAGCGCAGGGAACTTTAGGGACGGGGCAATAAGTGCTACAAGGAGGGAAGCTGAAGCCATAGCAAGGACAGCACTAAACGGGACGGCCAATGAAGCGCGAATGACAACATTAGAGGAAAATGATGACCTGATAAAAGGGTATCAGTGGGTAGCGACCCTTGATTCAAGAATATGCCCTCAATGCGCAGGGCTTGACAGCACAGTTAAAAAGTCAATGAAGAATCAGGTAAATCCACCTGCTCACATAAACTGCCGTTGCACAGTTGTCCCCGTCATAAAGAGCGAAAAAGAATTAGGTTTACCGCCAACAAAACAAATGCGCACGACAAGAGCGTCTATGAACGGGCAAGTCCCTGCTTCACAGACTTACGGTGAATGGCTAATTGAGCAACCCGTTGACGTTCAAGAAAAAGTATTAGGAGTGACTAAAGCGAAGCTCTTTAGAGATGGTAAGCTGAGAATAGGTCAGTTTACAAACAGAAAAGGTAAGACATTAACACTTGATGAACTTAGGGAGATAGAAGGACGGAAAGCGAAGAAGGCGACGCAACCGAAAACTATAGTTGACGAAATAGAAAACGAAAACAAAGTAACTACAGAGAAGGCAAAAATTGTTGCAGATAAAAATGCACCGATAGAAAAAAGGATAGAAGCGTGGGAAGAGGGCGATGTCCTTGTAGCAAAAGCTAAAGCAATTTGGCAAAAAAGTATGCAAGATGATATTAAAAAAGCTGAACGCAAAACGAAGTTAAGCAACGAATTGAAAGAGGTAGACGATAAACATACTCTTCTACTACAAAAGCAATATGATATTAAAAGCAAAGTAGAAGCGTCTATTGACGCTGATAGGGTAAAGATTAACGCAAAGTATGCATCTCTACGCCAAGGGATGGATTTTGATGACCCTGAGTATGTAAAACTGCGTAAAGCTAAAAAGGAAGAAGTACGATTACTTAGCGACAAATAC